TATGGTAAGCATTTAAGTCTTGAGCGAATTCTGGAGTCCATTGTGCTTTCAATTTACGAGTCTTAGCAACAACTGCTTCAGAACGTAATTGAACGTCGATTTCAGGGATTGTGATAGAAGTATCTACAGCTGCTGTTGAAGAAGCTTCGAAGTCACCACGAGCATTATCAACTGGTTGTTTGTGGTAAACTACGTCGAAGTTAGATGTACCAGCAGAACCTGTGTTAGTTGCTACTTTAGTGATTGCAGATCCTAATACTACGAAAGATACAGTAGATGTACCGTTAGTAGTTGTGTAAGCTTGCAATAAGTTAGAAGTTAAATCTACAGAAGCAGATTTTAATGAGAATGCACGAACACCTTTAGCGTCGAAGTTAGTTGCAGCAGGCATTGTAGCTGTTACTACTACGTAGTTAGATGGGTTAACACCGTTCTCAAATCCAATTGATGCAGAAGTTGCAGCAGATACTGCGTAAGCTACGTCTTCTTGAGTCTTTGTGTTCAAAGAGTAAGAGAAACGACCTACACCGTATAAACCACCTGTTGGATCAGTATCCATAGTATCCAATGTACCGTACATGTTATCGCCGTCTCCGAATGGAGCTTTTGCAGTACCGTATTTGAAATCTAAATAGAATACAAGACCTGAAGGTAAGTTCATTGGTTGAACTGATACGAAGTCTTTTGCAGAGATCTGAGCGAATACTTTACGTACTAGAGGTAAAGCAACACCAGCCCATTGTTCACCGTTACCAGCAGTAAATGTACCACCAGTACCAGTTGTGTTAGCTTCAGCAACGATTTGCTTAGCTTGGTTTTCAAGGATCAAAGCCATGTTAGTTTTTTCTTTCTCATTTGAAAGACCTTCTAACAAGCCAGAAGTCTCCCACTTATTAGCTAAACGAGCTGCATCAGCTTGTTGGCTTTTATATGTGTTTGAACTTTCCAATAATGAATTAATTTCCATTTTTGTTAAATTTTAAGTTTTGTTTGTTGATTAAATTATTCCTGCCAATTTTTGCATTCTACGAACTGCGTCAGATACTTCAGCGATTACTTCTGGCTTACTTGCAGTAGTTCCAGTTGCTTTGCTAGCGAATCCTTTGCTCTCTTTAATAGCTTCTTTCTTAGGAACTAAGCTTTCAGAGATTGTTTCGAATACTAATTTTACTTCTTTAACTGTTTCAGCTTTGTCAAAGGCAGCGATGACATTTACTTGTTGTGTTTCAGTTAAGTTGTTTGCTTTTAATACTTTGTTTAAGTAAAGCAATTTAGCGTTTAATAAATTTACTTCAGATAAATCTTTTTGTAAAGATTTGATTGTGTCTAAAGCTTCGTTTAATTCGCCTACCATTCCACCTTTAATACCACCGTATTCTTCAGGTGCAGCTGGTAATTCTTCTTCTTCTCCTTTTAATTCTGCTAATTTAGCTTCTAATTCAGCGATTTGTGCTTCTTTAGTTAAACCAGCTTCTTCTGCAGGAGCTTCTTCGGTACCAGCTTCTGGAGCCATACCTTCTAATTCTTTTAATAACTCTTCCAAGTCAATTTCTTCGCTGTCTGCAACATCTGCTGCTGGAGCGTTCATATCGTCGGCAGGTAATTCTTCGCCAGGGATTGGTTCACCAGCGTCAACGCCTGAGCCCATTTCTTGAGCGATGATATCACGAATTAAACTTTTGAAATCTTCAACTGATAAGTCTCCAACTTCTGCGTCTTCTTCGGCTTCACCTTCTCCTTCTGGAGCTTCTTCGCTTTCTGGTGCTTCTTCTTCGCCAGCTGCAGCATCGTCCTCAGATTCTTCTGAGTCATCCTTTGCTTCTGCTTCACTGAAAGCCATCTCACCTTCTGCTACTAACTCTTCCGCTTTAGCTGTTTCTTCTTCAGTTTCTTCTAACTGTTGAAGTTTTGCAGCTAACATATCCTTTAAATGAGGAGTTAAACTCTCTTCTAAAGCTTCTTTTGCGTTAGCGATAGCGGCTTCACGTACAGATTTCGCTTCAGCAATAGCTTGCTTGAATAAATCTTTGTTTGCCATTTTTACAATAAAATTGTGTGATTTGTACGATTATTAAAATCGCAATGTAGTTTGATTAAAATCGATACGATATAGAGATCGTATATTCGTATATAAATATATACCTTTTTCCAAAACATAAAAATAGCCTTAAAAATTTTTAATTAAGGCTACTTTTTATATTAAGTTATTAGAAAAATTTAGCTAGATATTCTTTTACTTCACCACCTTTTACGGCAGCTAATGCACTTTCTAAACTTGCTAAACTTATATTCTTAGCTTGTAATGCTTTTATGGCTGTTACACCTGATGCAATTAACATTATCGCAACTATTACGTGAAAGATTCCGTTTGCTATATTATGCGCTTTATGGCTATCCTTTACAAACTTCTTAACAGCAAATTCGATTGGTCTAATATAAAGGTGGTGTAATTTGTCTGCTAGTTCTCCCATTTCGGCAAAATACTGTTCTGCTTCTGAAGGATCACTTGGTTTTGCGCCTAATGTCTGTCTTACAAACTTAGAAACATTTCTACCTATTCTAGCGATAATACCTAAAATAGCAGGAAGAGCTACAAGCAAACTTGCAGTAGTAATTATTCCTTCTTTTGGATCATCTGCTTTATCAAATTCTTTTTCGATACCTTGAGCTAGTACCTTAAAATCATCGCCCAAGCCGTATGCTAATTTATCTACTTCGTTTTCTAGTATGATTGATGTTAATTTCATTACGCTCTCAATATGTCGTTTATAATATTATCTAATTTACTGAATTTGCTTGTTAATCCTTTAGCTTCATTCAAGCTAATTGCATGCATGAATGCACCATGCGTAGAAGGATTAGATACAAAATCCCAGCAAACTAATTCAAAGTCTGGTTGAACTTCTAAAGTACCTTCATTTGTCTGTTGTACAGATCCTGTTCCTCTAGAAGATATACCGATAGTATGTCCACCTCTTATAATTTCTTTTACGATATTTCCTGAAGGAGTGTTAAGTAGTTCTAAACGTCCCATTAACTCTTCTCCATTCCACCAAAGTTCTTTTACTACGTGAGAAGCGTTTTTTAAAGAAACGATTGCAGATTCTGGGTGATCTAATTCACCGTATGCGTTACCGTTCTTTACAAATTCTTGAATATACTTATCAACTTCACGTTGTAAGATTCTTTTATCGTAAACACGTCCGTTCTGGTTTTTAGCTCCAGCACGTTGCATGATACCCTCTACTTCAAAGACTCCAGGGTTTGTTTTGGACTCTTTTAGTATCGGTCTAAAAGTCTGTACATCTATTAATATTGCCATCTTATTTCTTTTTAAGTACTTTGCCTTCTTTTAAAGAAAACGTTGCACCACTTGAGTTTTTACCGTAGCCTAATTGTTCTAATTCTTCTGGTGATAATCGTCTACTTTTTGGAGTATCGATTGCGAAGTATTTTGCTATAACGGGTTTCAAGTCTTGATTGAATGCATTAGATACCGACGGTGCCATAAATGATCCTATCTCGTCATAAATAGCTTCAATTCCTTCTCTTGTATCTAAGTATTGTTTTTCTACCTTAGCAATATAGTCTGCTAATTGTGTAGCTCCTTTTCTAATTCTAGCTGCTAAATCTTCGTTATCTGGATTTTCGTAGTTAATGAATCGCTCTAAGTTAGAAGCGGCTGCTTCGTTAATTACTTGCTTAGGTTCTTCTTTTTCTTCTAGAATAGAAATAATTTTCTTTTTCATAGCTTCTTTTAATTGCGCTTTTTTCATTGCATTAAAAGTATCTACTTTGTTGTTATCTTTTAGCTCTACTGGCTTATCGTGTTTATCTACTGAGTTTGATTCTTTAGCCATAATTTTTAAATAATGGTTAGAATCTTTATCTAAGTTTTTCTCAGCTTTTGCTTTTGCTTTATTATAATCTTCTTCAGATATTTTACCTGCAGAATCAAGTCCAGCTGCTTCTAACTCAGCATCAATACCTCTACGTAATGCTTCGATTGAGTATTTATCTCCTGCATAAGTTCTAACAACTTCTTCTTTCTTTGCTTCAGAAATCAAACCTTTATTCTTAAAGATCTGTACAGCTGAATCATAGTCGTTAAATTGTGTTATAACTTGAGGAAATTGCTTACGAGCATCTCTTAGAAATTCAGCTTTTGTGAAGCGACTCTCTACTACTGCGTTATATTTTTCTTGAAGTGTTTTCATTATATATTAATTTTTTTCTTGTAAGTAGTCAAACATTTTAGTACTAGAAGGATGTTTAGGTCTTGAAACAACTTTCATTCCAAACTTCTCTGCTGTTTTAGTTGCAACATTTTTACCTTTTCCTTTACTAAATGCCTTTGGTGTAGCATATTGAGCTCCAAAACCAGGGGAAAAGGATGCGCCTGTTCCGGCAGATCCTACTACGTTAGCTTCGTTAACCTCTTCTAACACTTCCTGTACTAATTTCCTTAACTCACTTATTTTCATATTGATTGTAGTTCATGTACTAATTCGTAGTACTGCATAAGGTTAATTAAATGTGTATCTCCTATTTTCTCTTTATTAGAAACAGGCTTTATTGCTTTTGATACTTCGTCTAATTTAATCTTAACAACCTCGTCTGTCACTCTCTTAGACAGTTCTGCTACTTGTGTAGCTATTTTAGTCAATTCTTCGTTTACTATAGTTCTTAAACGAGTGGTAGAGTTAACAGAGGTTATAAACTCTTTTAATATGTTTTTTTGTTCCGGAAGTAAATCCTTGTAGTTATCGTTGAATTTTTCTAACAAGATCTTAAATGTAAGTAGCCTTAAATCTTTATCGTATTTTGAATATTCTTCGATTAATGTATCTTTAACATCGTTTTCGTTAACTGCTACTGATGTTAAGTGTTCTAAGATTGTTGTTTTATTTTCAATCAAAGTCTGAGGGTCAATAGATTCAGCATTATTTTGTGCTTCTAATAAGCAATAAAGAGCTGCTAATGCTTTATAATCTCTAACTTGAATAGCAAAAAACTCTTCTAAGTTGTAATGCTTTTTCACTTCAGCAATTAATTCGTATTTTTGCTTTTTAATAAGATTCTGATCTAATTTACGAGAAATCTCCGTAATAGTAGATAGAATTGCTTCTGCACGAAGAGCTGATACGTTTTTATTTTTAGAGATAAATTCGTAAAGTTTATACTCTTTTGCTAAAGAGGACTTACCTGCATAAAATTGCTTTAGAATAGACAATGCTGCAGAGTCTTTTCTAGATAAAGTATCTGACGCGATTTGCTTTACTAGCAATTCGAATATCAAGCCAGTATTTTTATACTTTGAGTGTTTTACTTTCATCTTATAGTTTTCCTATTATAAATATGCTTTAATCACCTAAATCTTTAATATTGTCTTCGTTAAGTAGATTAGGTTCAGATTTTTTAATTCCTGTGAAGACCATTTGCTTTAAAGCATCTTTTGTTCTATGGTAGATTAACTCCGTATTATACGGCTTTTGTTTACTTTCGTTTACCGTTTCATTATCGCTAGGAAAACCTCCATGCATACCATCTTGACCTAATGGATCTCTTCCTCCTAAGCCATCGTTAGTTCCATAATGTGACATATGAATACGAGGGCGACCTCCTTCCGGTCCTGGATCACCAAACTTTGGCGGTTCTGGATGATCTTCATATCCTGGAGGAACTGCTCCAATTGCACCACCTCTCTGTCTATCTTGAGCTTCTGAACGTCTACCGTACATCGAAGCTAAGTCGTGAGGTGTTCCATATGATCTACCTGATTGTGCTGGATCATTACCTTCTCCTTCTATTTGTGCTAATCTAAATTTACGTTTAGCATCCTCTCTTACCAACTCTCTCATCTCATTGTACTTATCTTCTGATAAATTAAAGATGTAGTCGTAAATGTAGTCTGAAGAGAATAATTGGCTTTCCTGCATTTGTGTAGCTAAGTCAATCTTCTCTTTCATTAGAGCAACTTTTTCTTGCTCGTATACTATAGATGGGTTTGTTAATTTAAGTTCGAAGTTAGTTAAAGATTCTCCAGTAAAACCTTGAGCATATAAGTGAACCAAAGCTAACTTAGTTAACTCAGATTCCATAATCTTTTGGACTCTTTCTACTGTTCTAGCGAATCTAATATCTTCAGCTGCTAATGTTGCTTTACCTTGTAACTCTCCTTCATATCCGAAGTAAGCTTTAGGTATTTTTAATGCAGCAAATAATTTATCTCGTAAGTAAACAACGTCAGTTGTTCCGTCATATTCTAATCCTTTTGTAGTTTCAATACGAGTAGATTGATCTCCACCTCTAACTGGTAGGTAGAAATCTTCCATCATATTTTGCATATTAAATCGAAGATTGTACTGTCCATCTTGTCCTAAGTATGGAGTTTTCTTCATCGAATTAATAGTCTTTTGCATGAATTGCTCAACCTCTGCTGGAGGTATCTGTCCTACGTTGATATAGAACATTCTCTTTTCTGGAGCTCTCATGATACGGTGAATTAACATTGCATCTTCCATCAATGTTAACTGCTTAAATATCTTACGAGCTGGTTCTAAATAAGAACGTCCATAAGGTAAGTAGTTTGTATCTGATATTAAACGGAAGTGAGCTACTTCGTAGTTATCTAGTTTAATAACCTTGCTATCTTTCTTAGGAGAGTAGTTAGGATTTTGTGATGCTGCTAAACCATCTAAGTCGATTTGGAAGGTTACCTTTGTAGGATTTTCTTCCTCTTCTCCTTCATGTCTAGTCATGTGGTATACTGTATAAGGGAGTACATTGTAAATACCAAATTCTTCTGCGATTTCTAGTTTTAAGAAGAAGTCACCGTACTTACACATATTACGTGTCCATGACCATAAATTAAACTCAATGTTTAATACATCGTAAAATAAGTTGTAAAGTACTCTTTGAATGTTTTCATCTGAAGATCTAATTGCTAATACTTCTCCCATGTCATTCTTCACACAAGCTTCATCTGCTAAGATGTCAAGTGCAGAAGCAATGATAGAGTCAGTATCCATAGCTTCATAGTCAGAATAAAGCTGAATCCTTAAAGTCTGAAAGTTCAGATTAGGATTAAAGATATTTTTATTATTGTAGATGTATAAGCGGCTAAATCTATCGACGAGAGAGTTAGTCTGGTATCTACCGGTTGTTTGTATTTGACTAGCATCAGCTACCTTTAGTTCATTACCACCTACATTACGTATTACTACGTCTGTGGCAAAAAGTCGTTGGAGCCTGCTAAAAATTGAAGTATCAGCCATTTATGGGAATATCTTTAGTTATAAATAGATTCTATTTGAATAACCAACTTATATCTTCTTTCTGTTGGTTACCCGTGTCTATAAGATACGGATTATTTCGATGTGATCCAACTGTTGATATAACAGCTTGGTTTTTTGAGTTAAGATTACTGAAAGAAGATAGCTGAGCTCTTGCTAAGTCCATACCTTGTTGTCGTAACCTTAATGCGGTATCCCTTACATATAGTGCAGTTGCGAAGGCCATTACCAAGTCGTCATTGTAATTAATCTGTGCTTGAGCTTTTCCATTCTTCCAAACAAATACTCGCATTTCCTGCAAAAGTCTTTTAGATTGAATTGTTACGGCTTTTTCCCTAATATACTCAATCATCTTGGCAATTACAAGAGGACGGGTTCTCATTGACATTGTAAAGCCAGGAACAAGTTTTTCCCTTTCGTACTTAGACATGTAGGATTCAACTGTATCCATATTTGAGGTACTACTGTAGTATAAATTTTTATATTCTCGTTCTAATATTTGTTCTATAGTAGACCAGCCAATATTTGCATTCTCTACTACAAGAAGTGCATCGTTATATTCTGATGCGATTCCTACAAGAACGTTTCCAAATTCTTTAGGAGATAGTTTTCCTTTATACTCTGCTACTTGTGTACAGCTTTCAATATCTACTACGTGAAACGTAGAATAGTCAGTAGAATCACCTCTTGATACGTCGGCAGTAACCATATAGGATTTTGAGTAATCAGGGCTTTCCCATACCCATAAGTTGCCATCAACTCCTCTTTTTTCAGCTGGATCGGTTTGATAAGTATCTTCATAAAATATTAAATCTTCTGGTTCAAATACTGTTTCACCTGATGATAAGAAGTCACAGTCACATTCCTGTGCTGCCATTCGAGGACCTAAGTCTCTATCTTGTTGGTCTCTCCAAGTTTGATTCCTCTCAGGGTGAACTGTCCAAGGTAGTTTAATAGGTACAAAGGAATTTTCACTAGTTTCTGCTTTAGCATATGTAGAGTGAAACCAGTTACCGATACCGTTAGGAGTTGATAAGGCCATACACTGACCACCGGTTGCTAACGTTTGTTGTGCAGCTGTAAAGGTTTCTTCAATGTTATCGATAAAAGCGGCCTCATCTATTAAGAGTAACGATACCGCCTCTGAACGAGCAGCATCTGAATTACTTGATTTTGCTTGTATCTTTGAACCGTTCTTTAACCTTAGTGATAGTTTATTCTTTTCTACTGCTTGTAAGCGTAGCCACTTTGGTAGTTGTTCATACATGAACTGTACCTTAGAAACAAGGTTTCTAGCTGTAGCTTGAGTAGTTGCAAGGGCAAGTACGTTTTTATCTTTATGGAAGATCATTAACCACAAAGAGTAACCAGCAGCTAAGGTAGATATACCAAGCTGTCTAGACTTTAACGTAATAAGAAATTGATTATCTCTAAATAAATGTAGCACTTTCTCCTGGAAAGGGTACAGGTTAAAGAGAATTCTACCTCGTGTTGGGTGTTGTATATAGCAATACTTCCTCATGAAGTACGCTGGATCTTTAGCACATTTTATATATTCTTGTGCTATTATGTTTTTAATATCTTGCGACATAACTAATTAATTATATCTCAATCCCGCGAATCTTATCTAAAGTTCCGAATCTAGACTGAGTTGAGTTACTTCCTTCTTTTTTTGTAAATATACGACGTAGTATTACACCGTTAATGTCTTGTTGTGAATTTGTAAAGAAGAAATCACCATCTCTCTTTCTTATATGAGCATATAAACTTCCGCCGTGCTCTTGTATAAAAGTATCGATAG